AATAATATTGTTGTTAACAATAGATCTAGAAATATTTACTCAACTTATATTTTCTAATCAACCCCGGTCAAATTTTCCAACATATTTTACTGAAATATCTTTAAGAACTAACCCGCTAGAAACTCTACTAATTCTTATCGGAAATGTAGTTTGAGTTATTTTACTGATGTCTTGATATCCTACTCTAGCATCGCCGCCTTCTAAACTTTGATAATCTGTCCAATTAGCACTGGTAGCTGTTGTAGATTCTACACCATAATAAAAGTCAGCTGAAGATTGAACATCTAAACTTTGAAAATAATTTCTTACATCTTGATACGTCCACGAACGATTAAGTCCCATCAAACAGGCAATAAATCCTGCTGCTACTGGACATGCTGCACTAGTGCCACTAAACCCGCAGTCCTCTGGTACACCAGCACCGCTACCACTATCTGCTGTAAATCCTGGATAAGTATCCGGATATCGTCCTTCTGCTGTATAGCTTCTATTTGCTGCTAAGGTACCATCTGCAGGCATGTAAACGTCAATGGCTTCTCCTCTGTCACTATATCCTACCTTTGCTTCTTTACTACTTGTAAAATCGTCGTCTAACGCACCAATGTTTATAGCTTTATAAGTAACTTCACCAGTAAGACCATTTACAGTTTTTCCACCCATCTGTGGGAAGCCTCTTCTATTGGTAGTGCCATATACAGCTTGACCGATATCGAAGTATGTTGTTTCTTCTAATGTCTGTGTTGATGTTGCACTGATGTAGTTGTCGAAATCCGGATGACCCCAGTTAACTTGTTTTTGATTACTATTACCTGCTGCAACAACAAATATTATACCGCTATCAATGAGTTCGTCTAATGCAGTGGTTAACGAACTTGGTTTAAATTCGCTTTTCCAACGCCCGCTGTCTCCTTGCGATCCCATATGACTTATAAATGCAGGTTCGCTGCTAGTACCCGGATATTGAACAGGAGCATCATTTCTAAAATGATAGTATCCGTTTGTAGTACCTTTACTAGATCTGTATCCCCAACTATTAGAACTTACTGTAGGATTTTTAGTGTTATACTTTGGATTTACGGGTTTTGTTTGATGAAATATTTTTTGTAAATCGAATCCTGGTTCTATGTCTGCACCGTTGGTGCCATAATGATTGAGAACCCATTTGTTAGCATTGTATGCCCATCCTTGTGTTCTACCGTATGTAAGAGCCATACAAGGCGTACAGTGCTCTCCTACACTGCTTTGTGCAGTATTAGATCCATTACAATATGCGCGAGTGTAGAAGCTTGTAACAGTGACAGTACCGACATTTGGATACGCAGTACTAAAACGGTTGCTTCTGTTTGCACTGTTACTCCACCATCCACGTGAAAAACTTTCAACGGGAACAACGGTACCATCCCATCGAGTAGTTAGTCGTGTGCCCGGGTCTGCATTGAAATATTCTGGGTCTAGATAGTAAGGTGCGTCCAACACAAGGTCCAGCACATCACAAGTTCCGTTTCCTGGCAAGACATTTCCGCCTGTATATCCGGCTGGTTTAGATCCAGCACAATTACTCTGAAACTCTGGGTGTCCTATCCATCCGGCGCCATCATCAGCAACAATAACATCAACATCTCTAGCATCGCCAAATTGCTGAATATTACTGTTTACAACTGCATTGTCTGCAAGACTACCGTCTTGCCACACATCTAATTTCTGCATAGGGCGCAACAACTGATATCCTGTTCTGTTGATATCAGACGAATCTGGAGTACCTGGCAAAGTATTACTAACACTAAATTCTCTGTATACCTTAACGTTACTTTGCCAACGTGTTAATAATTCTGCATTAGTTGCTTGAAGTTCTCCGGGATTTGGTTTAAATTGTTCCGGATAGCTTGTAAAGTCCACGTTAATCCATTTAATTCTTGGATCTGCTTTTAATGCTTCAGCTTCTTCATCAGTTAAAAGAAAAATACCTCTAGTAGGACTATGAGGTTTTTCATCTACACATGTTACGCATCTACTAGGAACAGTATCAGTTCCTTCACTAGAGACTAGTTGGTTATGTATTTCGTACCATTGCTCGGGGGTATGTGTACCGATTTGGTAATACTTTTCACTCATTGAGTATCCTTTGTCTTTCTATTATGCGGCAGTTCCGTCGTCTAAGTTAATCCATGCGCCGTTTTGATAACCTTGGAATCTGTTATCTGTTGTGTTGTAGATTAAGTCGCCTGCAACTGGACTAATTGCGTTTCTTTCTGTTGTTGTAAGTTGTGCTAGTCTAAACGGACTAGTAGTTACTCGCACACGCTCGCCGGCTTGCAAGTCGATAACTGTTTCGCTTTCTAATGTAGGAGTTCCTGCGCCTGTACTTATAAAATTATCAGCAGTTACCGAAGCAAATCTTACATCTGCGTCTTCTTCAAGAGATTGGTTTGGCATATTAAACCACGAATCTGCTTGATAATACTGTATTCTTTCGGCGTCTATATTATAGAACATTGCACCGTCGATTGAATTACTATCAGATCCAAATCCATCTCTTGTACTAGTATCACTTGGTCCTAATTTTAAGAATGTACTAAGTACAGTTGCGTTTTCACTAAGTTCTTCTACAACTGCTCTGGCCCATCCTGTAGTATTATTATACATGTATAATCCGCCGGTTGTAGTAACGGTATCATACATTATTTCGCCAGTACTAGGAGTTGCAATTGACGTATATGCTCTGTTGTCACTAAGTTTTAAACTACTATTTGCTATAACTGCGGTGTTTCTAAATATAGTGCTTCCGGTCACGTCTAATTTGTAGCCTGCTTCTAATGAAAATTTACCTATTGCAACACCGCCGTCTTGTATCCCAACATAATTAGACGAAGTCAAAGATCCGCCAGTTGGAGAATGACCTATGTAAATTCCACTATGCCAGAATCCCATAGATGAGTAAGTTTTTGTTCCGCCGTCATCAGTTTGATCAAATGACACTACTCCGATAACCTGGTCTGATGTAGTACCTGTATCAGTTCTTTTAAATATTAACTTTTGTAATTCTCCAGTATTTGCTAATGTTATTTGTCCTAATATTCCTGAAAGAGAATTAGTTATATCAACTGTACTTTCGTATGATATTGAATTAGCAAAAATATTACCAGTAATTGTGCTAGTACTACTATCAACTAAAACACTGCTATCTTGAGCTATAATATTAATTCTATAGTCTGATCCTTCAACAATACCTCCGTTAACAGTTGTATTAATCCAGCTTGTTCCATTCCATGATAACGTGTCTCCAGGAGTTAATGTTCCTAGGTTAAAATCGTTTAAATCACCTAACGAAATGTTAGTGATTAAACTACCGTCGCCGATAAATGATCCGTAAAATGCGCTGTTTACATTATCAACAATTAGTGTGCTATCTACGCTAACAATACCGCTGTCAATTGCCAATGCTGATACGATTCCATTGATGGCAATGTTACCAGTACCATTAATTTCATAGCCGCTTAAATTTAGGTTTGATGTAAGAGCACTAGTAATGCCACCACCACCGACAATTAAATTACCGCCTACTGTTGACCCGTCGCCGACATATATTTCTCCGGTATCTGTTACGTATACAAGTTCACCTTCAGAAAATGTAATACTCTGTCTTTGAAGGTCTGTACCGCGTCTTAATCGCAATGTCATATTGAAAATCTCCTAGCGTAATTGTTATATATATTTATCACGCTAGGAGATTTATTATTTGTTGGTTTTGAGAAATCTATAAACTCTGCGACTTAAATCGTGTTTAATACGCTCTAAATCGAGTTTAAAATTTATAGTTTCCATTGAATCTTCGTATTCTTCGAATAATTCGTCTAATGTGTCTTCTATATCTTCGAGTGTATGAGTTTTTCTACTTCCATTTATGTCAATATCCCATACAGTACCATTTTCAAATTTTATAATGATACTGTTGAGATATTCAACTGGGAAGAAATCCATGTCTACTTCGTTGAGTATTTCTTCCCAATCCTCGTCAGAAATACGCTTTACTTTATGATTCTTCGACAATAGTAGGTTTAGCTTTCTTTTTTATTGGAACAAGTTCGTCTGCCTGCTCTCTTAGTCTTTTAGCTTCTTTAAACATAGAATCTGCCTGACTTCTCAAAGAAGCAGCTAAGTCTTCATCGGTTAAGACACTATTTGTAGGTGCACTATTTACAACCGCAGTTGTTTCTTTAACAGGAGATGTGTTGTTGGGATCCTGTTGCGGTGTGTTAGGTCCTTTTAACGAAAGATCCTCTAACGAAACTCCTCGCTGGTTAGCAATTATTTGATTCAATTCATCTAATCCAACAGTTGTATGCAGGTCAGGAATCATTTCAATTTCATTTGTTGCAATCTTAAATAGTTTACCAGTTCCGTGAAACCCAGCAAGCATGTTGCGTCCGTCGACTAGATATGTTCGTGCCATTGCTTCTGCAAGTTCATACGCTGCCTGTCCTGCTTCGCTTTCAACACACCTAATCAAACTAGCATGTTCGTCAGCATTCAACGAATCGGTAAAAATTACCAACGCATTGAATGGATCATTTGGCAAAGTTCTATAAGCAACTATTGCTCTTCTTTTGCTCTTTTTTAAACGTCCTACGTGTTTAAGCGCCGGCATCTGTAGTTTCTCCTTTGCTAGGAGTTTCTTTTGCAGCAGCAGCTTGTGCTTGTGCAATTTTTTGCTGTTCTTCTACTGTTTTTAGAAAAAGATCAAGTTTGCTGTACACAGTACCTACTACAGCCATTTCGGCTGGCTTAAAAGCATTACGTTCACTTGCAAGATCAATAATTGCTTTCATTGCAGCCAAATCTTGAATGTTTAGATCCTGTGAATTTGTTGCAGTTTTTTCTTCGGCCATAATTTATTCTCCTTTGTATATTATATATGTTGAAGTGATTATTTGTATTTTAAAAGTGGACAAGCCAACATAAAATAGCTCATGTCTCCGGGATTTTCAAATCCTACTTTTATTTTGTTTTTAAATTGCGAATCGTCGTCAACCAGTTCTACAGTTTGCCCAATGTAGTATCTACCCGATATGTTGTCGTATATCCAATCGTTGAGGGCTTTGAGCAAGTTGTAAGAAAACGTAACAGATATTGTTTCGAAATACGGAGGGCAAAATTCTGCCCTCCGTATATCCAGTACATTTAAAGGATTTATTTTACCTTTACGTATCACGCAGTTTTCTCGTAGTGTGCTGTTATGCCAAACGGGCCTTCGAGACTCTTATCGTGATTTTGGTGAATAATGAAGATTGTATCACAATACTCCGGATCACCCCAACTGTTCCATGCATACCCGTCTGTGAACATAATAAACTTCTTTGGCTGAATGCTGTGACTCTTCATGTATGTCCAGTTACACATGAAATCAGTACCGCCACCGCCCTTGAGTTTGTACTCAGTTAGATCTTCACCACAGTCGGCACTGAAATCTTGTTCATTATAGACTTTAGTATCAAAGCACCACAATTTAATTTGGTAATCTTTGTATTCGTCCATAATGCCTTTGATCTCACCAAGGAAGTCAGAAGCCTGATCGTTGCCAATAGATCCGCTCATATCCAGTGCAATACAGATGTCAATGGTTTCGGCAAAGTTCATGCCGGGCAATACAACACCAGTATGCCACCCTTTGCGGTTAGGACGACTAAACGTGTAATCGCTACGGATAGTGCTTTGGATCTGTTGACGCAGCAATTGACGCCAATCCATTTTAGGCTCGGTGATTTCTTTAATCATGCGAGCAATTTCACCAGGCAAGTTGCCTGCACCAGCAGCACTGGCCGCTTGCAGCATAGCTTCTTTGATCTCGTCTTTGATTTGATCAAGTTCTGCTTTGCTGTAACGCGGACGACCGTTTCCTTCGCCGTCTTCGGTGCCATCACCTTCTAGATCAAGATGCTCGTCTAGCATTTCACCGAGTTGTTTTACAAACTCTTCGCCGTTTTTCTTTGCCTGCTTAAATAGTTCGTCGTAAACTTCTTCCGAAGTCCACTTATCATATTTGAAGTCTTGGTAACAATCTACTACCTTGGGCTTAGTACCAATACGATCACGAACAAGAAGGTTGTTTACAATATAGTCGGCTGCAATGTTATACAGCATAGGATCGCGATCATCTCGACGACCTAGGTGATCGTACACCATGTGCAGAATCTCGTGTGCAATAACAAACTCAACTTCTTTGTTATTCATTGCATTGAAAAATTGCGTGTTAAAAAACAAGTTTCTACCGTCTACGGCAGCAGTCATCAGCCATTCATCGGCTGCTTGAATACGCAAACGAGTAGCCATGTTACCAAAGAACGGATGACGCAGCAACAGACCGATACGAGCAACAACGATACGATCGTAAACTTCTTTACGCATATTTTCCAGTTGCTCGGGCGTGATGTTAGGATCGGGCTGCCAGTTTTTTAGTTTGCTTTGAGTTTTTTTAGTAGACATAGGTTACCTCATTGTTCCGTTTATGATGTAATATAACATTATTTACATTACAAGTCAACCGCTTGAATAAAAAATGGGCAAATTTTTCAATTTGCCCATCTTCTACCATATTACGCCGCTTGTGCAGCCTTAATATACTTACCGTAACGTTCGTGGAATTCATCAAAACATTCAGTTGCATCCGGATCAATCGGAAGCGAATATTGAGTCAATGCAAGTTTGATACCCATAACAACAAGTTCAGTATCAAAGTTATCCATTGCAAAACGCAAGAAGTAGTTGACTTTCTCATCAAACTTCTTATCGTTTTTATCCGCAGCTTCTTTCAGCTCGTAGCAAAGAGAAACAGTCAAGGAATACATGGCACTGATTTCTTTAGTTTTCATCTCTTTGACTTTGCCGGCAAGAATTTCAACCGGGTCGGGCATACTAGAAGCAACTTTACGGTGAGCCATAAACTTGACAGCAAGTCCTTCACCAACTGCACCTGCTACCAGGTCAGTGGTTGTGCTTTCGTCAAGATCATCTTCGAGCAGTTCACTTACGAACGACCACGAACGCGGTGTTGCAAACGAACGGCTAGGAGATTTAGGATCAAAGTCGTACAGGTCTCTTTTAGCAAAGTTAAGAAAACCCACAACGTCTTTGTGAACTCGGTTAGTAACTGCCCACTCAAACCAGTCATCAAAAGAAACAGCAAGTTCCAAGTGAATGAAACGGTTTGCCAACGGAGCAGGCATACGATACGTAACACCTTTATCTGCTTCGCGGTTACCAGCAGCAACAATCATAACATTGTCGGGCAAACGATATTGACCAACACGACGGTTAAGAATCAGCTGATACGCAGCGGCTTGCACAGCAGGTGCAGCACTGTTCATTTCGTCAAGGAAAAGAACAATGTTATCATACTTAGCAGCCAGTTCGTCGTCGGGCAGTTCGGCAGGAGCACCCCACACCATTTTGCCGCTGTTGGTGTCAAAATACGGAATACCTTTGATATCGGTAGGTTCCCACAACGACAAACGAACGTCGATCAGCAAGCTATTCTTAAACGAGTTAGTAATCTGAGCAACAATGTCAGACTTACCAATACCAGGAGGGCCCCACATAAAAACAGGGCGTTTCTTGCGCATTGCATGACGCAAGCTATTCTTTGCTTTGTTCGGAGTAACAGTACGTGCTTCAGACATTGTATATTCCTTTCTGTGATTTCAGTGCCTATGCTTTACATTAGCAGTAGATCACAGTGTTGTCAAGAATAAATTTGCAGTCGATGAATATTTTATTTACGTCGACGATGTTTTCTGTGTTGGTAACACTAGACTGAGATCTAGCTCGTTCATCCACAAGTAATCTTTTTCATACAGATCGCATACTGTGTTCATAATATATTGTTGTACGTTAGACTCTAAATTGTAAAAAACTTCTTTAAATTCTGGTTGGTGTTGTTTTCGACTAATTTGTAGATATATGTCAATGTTTTCCATTAACACAAAGTGATTGTTATGGTTGAGATTTTCATACTCAAAATACCCTATATGTTGGGGTATAGTATGTCCATCTTCGTACATGATTTTTTCAAATTCTGTAAAAAATAGTCTTGCATCTCCTACTTCCCAATTTTTAACATCTATATTAGAATAATAGTCGTGCAAAGGGTTTGCAGAACCGTCTTCGTTTCCTTGTATAATAAATGAAGTAAACCAACTAAGCCATCGTTGCAATGGATCTCTAACTATTCTAGTAACTTTCATACTAGCTAGTTTATCAGCATTTTTGTAACTAAACAACAATCTCCAGTCGGATATTCCAGATGCTGCAATTGCTCTTAGATGATTGGTGCCGCAACGTTGCAGAGCCCAAATTACTTCGTTTCTTTGTTGACTTACTATTAGATCCATGATATGTGTTTACTCTTGATTGCTTCGGTTTAATGCTTTTGCAATTCCATATTTTCTAACATCGCCTGAAAACAGCGTTAGCTCAACTGCTTTGCGTTCATTGGTGACAACTATACCTTTTTTTGTTAAGTAATAAGGACAATCGATAAATTTGTCTAAGAAAAGAATGAATTGGGTGGTTAGTGTCATGTCTAGTGGAAACGGAATATCATACGTTGCTAACCCAATTTCACAAATAGTTTCATAACCTTTATCTGTTAACCGTAGTCCGGTATGACTATTTGATCGTGTGTTCTGCCACCATAGTGGCATGTATTCCGAGACTGTTTGGTCGTTTATTGTTTTGCCCAATTCTTTTAAAAAAAGTTTTGTATATGTTTCTTTCAAATTGGCTCACCTGAGGTTAGCTTATACACTTCGAACTCTTTACATTTAAAAGTAGTATTAAGTTTTTTTGCTAAGTTGTGTGCGTGTCCGGGGTTAGAAAAACTTGTTTTTTTATATTTAGGTCCTGGATAGTTTGTTAACGAATTTGAACTCTTTAAATTAAAAGGTTTTCCTTTATAAAATACTGCCCAAATTGCTTCAGACGATAATACTTGTTCTGTTTTGTATGTTCTAGGATTTGTATAATCTAACAGTATTGTTGGTTTAGGTCGACTCATATTACGCTCCATTAAATGCGTATATATTTATCATCGTAAACCCGGTTACTACCAGCGAGATCCTGCATCCATGTTGATATTTATAACTTCGTTTTCAGATGATAACGCTTCTTTTACGTATTTTTCCAAGTCTCCTTCGAGACGAGACATTACCATTCCTAACGTATATGCTAGTGTTTTTGCACGATCTATAGGAATACGTATCTCTGGAGAGTTACTTGCATCTGCTTGTTTAACTTGTTGTAAATATTGTATGATTGATAATGTGTTAAGTGGTTCGATTGACATTGTGCAATGCAGCTTTCATTTCTAATTCTGTCTTAAAAGGCCCAACGTATTCATTACGTTCAATTGTAATAAGTTTTGGACAAAAACTTTTAAGCCAGTTAACATTAAATTTAACTAGATAGTATCCTGCACAATATACGCTTTTTGACTTTTCGCTTTTTGTAAACAAAGGAAGTTTTCGGCTAATATCATACATGCTGTTGAACGGCTCGGACCTAGTCGGATAGTCGTGTACATTAAATTCTTTATCTTTATTCACTGGAGTTGTAATTTTAGCAGTTAAAAAGTTCTTTCCAAACTTTTTTAGCAACTCTGACTTGTCAGTGTAAAAACTAATTTCACCTTTACCTGAAAATATATAGTTGTCATTGTCTTTGGCTAAGGTACCAATCTTGGTATCGCCTTCGTTGATTATCCAAAACTTATCTTTTAAAACAGGGGTTGCAACAAAACTCTTTTTTATCATAGCTTATCCTACATACTTAGCAGACAGTGGTTCTGCAAACGATTGTGCTTGATCGGCAACTCGTTGCAAATCCCATTTGGAACAAAACTTAATCAATCTCATGCCTACTTGTGTAACATTCTTAGGTTCAACTGAGTTGATTGTGTTGTCAATATCTGCTCTAACATGCTCTGGTTGAGCAGTTAAATCACACAGTGTTACATTGCGTGTATAGTCATCGATAACACGATGCTCAACGCCATTGTGATCAGTCCAGCGTTGCAACATAAGGTTATTCCAAGCAAATCCTTTGGATTGTTTGTCAGCAAATGCTTCAGTCAATCCAACCTTATTCTTTGTGCCTTTTACTCTAACACCGGGATATGCAGAAAAAATGTTGTCGCTTGTGTCGCCACGCATACATTTTTCAAACAACAGCCATTGCGGATCAGGCGCAGGCTTAGGCTGCTTAGTTTTTTTGTCGATAACTGTCTTACCCTTGTCGTCAAAATAGCCTTCGTAAGTAATTGTAGTGTTACTTACACCGTTGTATTGTTTAACATTGGGAGCAATTAGCTGTGCAAAGTCGCCATCTGTGCTAATAATAACATGATTGTCGTTAGGATGATTTTGTACCCACCCTGCAATCAAATCGTCAGCTTCTAAGTTAGGATGACGAATTGAAGTGCAATTAGTTTTATCTGCAATAAATTCTTTAAATTCGTCGTAAATTTCCCAAAACAAACGATCTTCTTCTACTTCACGAGGATTCATTGCATCGCGAGATTCTTGTCTATTACGTTTGTAAGGCTCGTAGTAGTCCTTACGCCAACTACGACCTTCTAAACAAAACACTACATGAGTGCCGTTAAAGTCTTGCCATGCTTTTTTAATGCTGTTAAGTGTAATATGTAGTGCCATGCCTACTTTTGTATCGATGTCGCCACGTACAACGTGACGAGCTCTAAAAAAAGTATTAGCAGTATCTACAAGGATGTATGTATTCATGATACTTCGGATTTGCCTCTTGCAATTGGTACAACATTAATATACCCTGAATTTCTTGATGTGTCAAGTCCTTCTTCATTTAACATGTTGAATACGATGTCGCGAAACCAACGGTCGACTACTTCTTCTTCAGGATCAGCTATTTCACCGTAACCTGCTGCAATCAACTGTTCTATAAAGAAGCTATTCCAGTCTAGCTCAAAAAATCCGTTTCGAACATTGCTTTCATTTACTTTTACATCAATTACATTAACCCAAGGTTCACCACGTTTAGTGGCATATGCCTTGGGATCACGTTTTTTAAGCATTTCTAGATCAGCCTCTTCAAGACGTTTTCGCTCAGCTTCTAGTGCTTGTTCTTCTGCTGCTATTCCGGTAATTTGTTTAAGCCAGTTCTTTATTACCATCCAATTTTCTCCCAAGGTACATCTTTGTCTCCAAAGTGTCCGTATACACAATTTTCACTATACTTATGAAAGTTAAACAAATCAAATCTATCAATAATGCCTTTTGGACTTAGATCTATTTCTTTGCGAATAAACTTTTCAATACTACGATTGTGACCATTACTGTCAACAAGAATACTAGTTGGCTGTTTAACACCGATAGCGTATGACAATTGAATGTTGCACCAATCTGCCATTTCATCTGCTACTACGTTTTTAGCCAACCAACGAGCCATATATGCAGCACTGCGGTCTACTTTGGTCGGATCTTTGCCACTAAACGCACCGCCGCCGTGAGGAGCAAATCCGCCGTAAGTATCAACAATAATCTTACGTCCAGTTACACCTGCATCACCGTCTGGTCCACCGATAACAAAATTTCCAGTAGGATTGATGTGCCAAACAGTGCGTTCATCGATTAAATCTCCCAATACCTGTTTTACTGCATCACGAATTGGTGCCTTAACACTGTGATTAAACCCATCACGGTGCTGTTGACTAACAACAATTTGATCGATGCGTTTAATAATGCCTTCGCGTCTAGCACCATTATACTCAACACTTACTTGTGATTTAGCATCAGGCAATAAGAAATTATAGCCATCTAGTCGCATGGCTTTTAGTTTTTTCAAAATTTCATGACTGTAATGAATAGGTGCAGGCATCATACTAGCTGTATGATTACATGCATAACCAAACATAATGCCCTGATCACCAGCACCAAAGTCGTCTGTGCCTAGTGCAATATCAGCACTTTGACTATGGATTTCATTGTAGATTTTTAGTCGATTCCAATGAAATCCATCCTGTTCATAGCCAATCTCTCGAACCTTATTGCGTACAATTTCATTAACTTCGTCTTTGCTTACATTAAAGTTCTTTACTTCGCCCGCCAACGTAACATGGTTGGTAGTTACAAGTGTTTCGACTGCAACACGAGTAGTAGTGTCACCTGCCTTTAACCCAGCATCAACGAGTGCGTCCGAGATTTGGTCTGCAACCTTATCCGGGTGTCCGTCGCTAACACTTTCGCTAGTAAAAATATAGTTCATAAATCTTTCCTTAAATTATTAAATTGTTCTTCTGTGTGTATGCCTCTTGTGTAAGGCATAACTTTATCAAGTTCCCCAGGCATTTCCGAATAGGCTAATGTGGAGTCTTGGAGTGAATCGCCACCCTTTCGCCATTGCCAGCTTTGCAACTTCTTGAACAGTGAGATTGTAGCCTTCTGTACGTCCGCCCATTGGCATGAGGTATACAGGGCATTCCACCCCCTCAGCACGATATGCTTCGACAGCTCTGCCAACTTCTTCAACATCCACATCATCAGCCACAACAAACTTGAGATATAGGCTAGTACCAGGCACATCATAGTATTGACGAGCAACGCCAGGCTTAATAGCATCGTTCCAAGACTCCCCACTAACGGAGAGTTTTGGGCTACAGCTGAACGTTGTTTTAAATCTTGCACGAGTTCCAAGGTACTCTCTAAACTCATCATGTAGCCATTGTGTAGTATTTGTTTCAAACGTAACATTTTTAAGATCCTTCATTCTAGGATGCTCAAACAGTTCTATATACAGTCTCTGCCAAGCAAGTAACGGTTCACCGCCTGTTAGGATAAGGTGAACATCCTGCCCATTATCCATAGTCCATTTACCCTCGGGAGTAATACTTAGCAAATGATCTACAACTTCGTCAATGGTCTTATCCATAACAAGATCTTTAAACTCAGGATAGATACTTGCGTATGTATCGCACCCAGTAAACACCAGCGGCAAGTCTTCAAACTTTTCTGTAGTTAAGTGTACACCTGCTTCGATTAGTTTTGCAACTTCTGGATTGTAGCGACCCTTTTCAGTACCGCGAGGTAATCCAAAGTTTTGACAACGGAAGTTACAACCGAAAGTACGTAGGAATACGCTAGGTACTCCTACATACTTACCTTCACCTTGCACACTATAAAATGCTTCGCTATAACGTAGCTTCATCTTGGTGCAAACTCCTGTTGTAGTTTAATATTGTCAAAGAACTCTTTCTTAACATCGCCATCGGATTTAAACACACCTTCTAGAACAGTAGTTTGTGTAAGACTGCTATGTGCCATAATACCGCGATTTTCGCAACAGCCGTGTGTTGCTTGTATATACACAGCAACATCTTTTGAACCAGTTGCTTTTCTAATTTCTCGTGCAATATCCATAGCAAGCTCTTCTTGTAGTGTTCCACGTCTAGCACACCATTGAGCAATACGGGTGTATTTGCTCAATCCAATCAGTGTGTCAGCAGCAATAATACCAATGTATGCAACACCTTTGACTGGCTGGTGATGATGGCTGCACATGCTTGTCAGTTCGCTACGAACAACCAACATGCCCTTATAAGGCTCATTGGTGTGATTAGGAAATGCAGTAGCATTGGGCATCGGATAGTATCTGCCTTGCATAAGTTCCTTAACATACATCTTTGCAAGACGTCTGCCCGTGTCCATGCTGTTAGGATCATTTTTGCGATCAATTACCAAGCTGTCCAGCACATCTTCGAACTTTTCAGTTAGTTCGCTGATTAGTTCATCAATTTCACCTTCTTTGACAAACTTACTGATGTTATCGCCTGCCCAATATCTTTCGCCTGCTTCTTCAATACGTTGTTTAATTTTTTTACTAGTTTTCACTTCTTTCTCCGAGTTATAAGACGAGGATGTCTATCTTTGTAAGTATATGTTTTATTTAGATTTTTGTCAATCATTCTTTGAAATATTTGTTAAGTATCTCAAGATGATCTTCGTATTCTGCCATGAGAGCCAATTCTTTTTCTATTGCATCCATGATATCCGAATGCTCACCGACTCCAACTGGGTTACGTAGATAAACTTCTACGTTTATACGATGCTTTTCGATATGTGCTTTAGCATGAGCCTTAACACCTTTGATCATTTCATTTCTCAGATCGGTCATTTTGTGTTCTCCTTTTTCAACCAACTATCTCTTTCCCAAGGGTAGACAAGCCATTCATCCTTTTCACGTTTGTCAACTTCGTGCCACCAGTAATCCGGCTCAAATGTACTACCCCAATTTTGTGTCATAGTGGCAAACCGAACATTACTGTGCCATACACTATCCCACATTTCTCTCTCGTTAGGATAGCAACTGCTTTCCCAATCTTTTTTAATCCAGTTAAAAGTATTACCAGTGTCGTTAATATCATCTACTACAAGAATTTTATGACGAAGTTTAGTATCCCATCGACTTTTGAGAATTTCTCTCTTTTCTGCAGGAACATATCCTACTGCCATTTCTGGTAGCCAACAATTAACCTCGGTGTCTTCATCCGGCATTCCGTCTCGCAGTTGTACTTTAAGCGTGTGCATAGGAACACCAATGCGATGACTCAGTAAAAGTGCAAGTGGTAATCCGCCTCTAGTAATTCCAACAATACAATCTGGCATCCACGGATCTTTTAACAGATTGAGCATAATGCAATCTGCCGCAGTTTCAACATCCTTCCATGTGTAGTATGTTTTGTTCATTCTTTTTTCCTTATACGATTGTTATATTCAATAGAACTTTTAATTAACTCTAAATCAATTCCGGATAGCTCGGCAGTTTTTATAATAGCTGCTGTGTCTTTAGGAAAACAGTGACCACCGAACCCACGCTCTTCAGTAACGCTGGTGTGGCTACGTCCAATTCTATTGTCTACAGAAACTAAATGTGAAACTACACTGTAATTAACACCGATAGCATTACATAAGTCATACATTTGATTAAAGAATGTTACCTTTGTTGCTAAAAAGCTATTACGAAAATACTTGGCAAGAATCAATTCTTCAGCTACTGCAACTTCTGTAGTAAATGTAGAATCATTAAACGCTACTCTAAACACGGCATGCCAAAAACCAATCTCGTCACCCGCCATATACACATGTCGAGTATGTTTAAAATCTTCGATTGCACTATCGGATCTTAAAAACTCAGGACTAAATGCTAGCAAGTGTTTAGGGAAACGTTGTTTTATATTTTGCCAGCCTTCGACACTGATTGTACTTTTGATAAGAATAGGTGTTGTTTCGTTAATTTTACTAATAACATCTATTACATTTTCGCAATTACATGAGCCATCATCGTTTGAAGGTGTGCTTACACAAACGATCACACCGTCCGGATTACCTATATCGTTATATCCTTTAAATGGATCATATACGGTCACATTAAAAATATCTTTTAATACAGCTTCGTGTGCAATTCCTACAAAGCCATATCCTGCAATAGTTATATTCATTCAAAATAACTTTCTAAGTTGCCTTTGCGCTTAGTATCGAGTGTTGCACAGTGAAATCCTCCACTCATGCTTCTTGCTTGGCGCATAGGCAATCCTATAGTGTCAATACCGTGCTTGCCCAAAATACGTCTTAGTTGTTCTTGCTTTTCGTCTACAATCACAAGTTCTTCGTTTACGCTTAGGAAATTAAGTCCAATGTAAGGAGAACAAGGTGCAACGCCTGTGTTAGCCGGCGGAACATGTAGCTGATCTCCAGTTACCCAAATTTTATCCCAGTCTTTAAAAATAGGTGGATACCAATTTTCATTTAATCTATCACCGTTAAACAGTACCAAACCTGGACGCAGTGGTAGCACTGTGCTGTCGAAGTGTGCAAAACTGTAGTAACGTTCGGCAACATGCAACCGATATCCACGAGGTTCGAGGATAGTTTTAAGCCACTGAAAGCCTAATTGATTTCCGCTGTTGCTAACTTGACAAAGCAAATCTTTGCCCAACCGAACAATGTTAGGAGCATCAAAGATAATTTCTTTATTAACTAGTGTAGCATCTTCTCTGTTGTCTAGTTGATAGTTATCATCAGTTAGAATAGGCTTAGGAGCACAAATCCATTGGGTGCCTTCTGCCATCCATTCATACATATGTTTATAATAAGCTCGTGTCTCAAAATATCTAGCTCGCATTGGACTAGGACATTCGATAATCATGTTATCAAGCGGCAACAGCAAATCACGAGGACAGAAAGTATACCAGCCAGTCGATTCCCATTCTGGAGTACTAAACTTTACACGGTGGTCAATGCTATCCGGACGACGAACTTTAACACCTAGCCCTGCAAGAACTCGTGCAAGTCCATCCAGGTCTTCGTTTGCTTCATCACGAATCCACTGATCCATTTCAATTGCATTAAACTGTTTAATGTCTTCGTATTTTTCGCCACCATAAATGAAACTATGTGTGCTTTTATTCATTGTCGGGTGCATACTGTAATCAGCAGTACCAACGATAATTTCTTCTAACGGGTCCCAGTCGTTATGACTCTGTACTGGCATAATCTAATCCTTTAATATATTGCTTATGAAAACTTAATCGACTTATATATCCACCGCGATTATACTGTTTCCATTCGTCGCCGCCTAATCCAAACAACACAGTTTTACTTGGTGTAACATTTAAAGTATTACAGAAGTCTAACTGTTTGTCAATGTATTTAGACGGAATGTAGTCAGGAGAAAATTTTTCAAAGTACTTTAGTCCTAACGATGCTCCGATTTTATTATGGTAGTTAATTTTATGATATACAAACAATGTATCGTCGTCGTCAACCTTTGTATATCTTATACCAATGCGAGCATATGCTACTGGAAATGTTTTACTTAAACTAAACGTAACATCGGTAATGCATGGATATGCAAAGTCAAATTCAATTCCTCTGCATACGCCAAAATATGCACAATCAATCAATACAGGAACATTAAGTCGAGAACATTCTCGCATAAGTTCGTGATACTTTTCATGCTTGTCTCCAGTATCTGCAAACGGCAATGAAATTATTACAGCGTCATTCTCTGCAACTGGAGCGTCACTGAGATATGCCCAGTTATAATCATTACGCCAAGCCAGCCGGTGATACATATAATCACCCTTAAAACATCTAAATCGTTTGCTATGGTGTTTAATATAAAACTTATCAAACGATTCGGTTGTTCCGTTGCTGAATACTTTGTATTCAAATTGCTCTAAACCGACGAATTTGTTAAGTTGTGTTGTTTTAATCCAGCTGTCGTATGCGTGTAAGTATTCATCAATTATAGTTGTACTGTGTACAACTGTTGCATCCAACGGTTCTCTAAGTAATTTTACAGTTTCAGGATCTAAGATAGCACTTGCACTACCAAAATCCATGTGTCGCTTATCATTGGGTATAACGGTCATTTTCGTCCAAGAATGTAATCTGTCCTATAACAATGTCTGATGGTCCGAAGTTAGCAACTCCGTGCCATGTATCGCCCTT